TTTCCTCTGCAGGCGCTTGAGTTCGGCGCTGGCCTCTTCAATGGCATGGGCCTCACTTGCATAGGTGTGGCGTAGGCGCTTGGTGTTGTCGCTGCTGCCTACCAGCACTTCTTTTCTTTGGGCACTCTCCAGGTCGCTCCAATAAGCCAGCACGCCGGTGAACTCTTCACGATCGGCGATGAGATAGCGGTGGGTGTCGCCCACGCCGCGCTTGAGGGTGAGCATCGGGATGGGGGTGCCGCCTGCGGTAACGCCGCCGTTCATGGGCATAAACAGTAAGTTGCCGTTTTTGGCCATGCATAGGGCGTCGTAGCGTTCAGCCAGGCGGTGCAAAAAGTGTAAATCGCTTTCGTCAGTTTGGTCGATGTGGTCGATAAAGATGCCCGCCAGCGCATTGGCGATGTTCGGGGCCAAGCCTAGTCGGCCAGCAGCGGTGGCCACGATCTCTTCGAGCGTTTTTTCGTGGTAGCTTTCGCAGCGTTTGGCGGGGTTCTCTTTGCGTAGGTCGGCACTGCGGGCGCGGATCGTGAGTACATCTGGTGCGCCTGAGTGTTCGACTTCATCCACGGTAAAGCTGCCGCGATCCACCAGGGCTTCACCTACCCAGCCCAGGGCCACGGTCAGAATCTTGCCGCGCGGGGGTATCGCGAGGCGGCCGTCGTGGTCTTCCAGGGTCATGGTGAGTTCGTCGGTGGTGGTACCGCGCCGGTCGGTGATAGTGAGACTTTGCAGTCGGCCGGTGGCTGCCATGCCACCGATGGAGTAGGCGGGGCGTCGGGCGGGAATCATTACACGAGCCTCGGCACGGCGCGCATGGCCATACCGGCCAGCGGGCCGAGCATGGCCAGCAGGTTGCCGTTATCGTCTTCTACCCGGTGGAGCACCATATCAAAATCAATCTGCTGGGCGGCGCCGTCGCGCATCAATGCGACCTTGCGCTCCTTTAGGCTTTCCATGACAAAAAAGCCGTAGTTTTTGCCGGTGCCTTCGATTAATGGCCAGGCATGGCCTTGGCTGGCCATGTCGCGCAACTGATCCAGGTGGGGCTGGCCACCGGTGAACTGGGGGTGAAGGGTGCCGGTGAGGGTGAAGGTGTCTTCCCCTGGGCCAAGGAACTGCCGGGCGGGCAGCAGGCCGACGCGGCCTTGGGCTTCTTGCCGCCATCGGGTTTGCCTCTGCAGCTCTTGATAGGCGGCGGTGTCGAGGGCGAACACGAACATGCCGTAAATCATCATCATGGTGATACTCCTCACTGCTCATTAATCAATGTCATGAAAGGCGCTGCGGTGGCTTGCCTGGGCGCGGCGTTCGGCATCGCGCAGGGCGCGCTGGACTTCGGCGTTTACCAGCCGTGCCAGTGCTTGTTCATCCATGCCCGGGGCGGCGTTAATCTCGATATTGATGCCGCCGTGAATCACCAGCCCGCCGCTGGGCTGGCTGGCGTGGCTTTGCAGCGGTGGCCGGGCGTCGATCTGTATGCCGCTGGTGTCGATGCGTAGCGGGTCAAATTGGGGAAGTTCTGGCCATTCGAATGCCAGCGCATCCAGCGTGGGTAGCGCTGGCCGTTCGATGCGCAGCGCGTCTAACGTAGGCGCTTCGGGTGTGGCCACCTCGCTGTAGAGCGTGGGTATTGCTGGCAACGTGGGGCGCTGGATCTCTAACGCGCCCAGGCTCGGTAGCGCGGGCAGCGTTGGCCGTTCAACCTGTAACGCATCCAGCGTGGGTAGCGGCGGCAGGGTGGGCGTTTGAATGTCTAACGCGAGCGCTGGCGAGGCGACCCCGGCGCCCAGCATTAGCCCGGTGGCGGCGTCACGCATATGGCTGGCGAGGCTGCGCACTTGCTTAACGGGGCTATCGGCGTCGGCTTCAATACCGCTGGCCAGGCCTTGGGAAATGTAGCCACCAATGGTGGCAAACACGCGGCTGGGAGAGTGGATATCCAGCCAGCCGCGCACGGTGCTGGTCACATCGTTGGCGAGGTTGGCGGCGCTTTCCGTGGCGCGATTGGCGCCGTCGCGTATGCCTTGGCCTAAACCGGCGGCGGTATCCTTTCCTAGTTGGATAGCACGATTGGCACCGTTGCTTAGGGAGTCCAGCGCGCTGCCCATGGCGTCTTGCACCCAGCCTGCGATATTGCCCGCCATGCCCATCACTTGGTCGCGCAGGGCACCGATCATGCTGCCGATGCCGTTGATCATGCCTTCGACGATATTGACGCCAAAGCCTTCAAACACGCGGCTGGGGGAGTTGATACCCAGCACGCCTTTGAACCAGTTGGTCACGCTGGTGGCGATGCTGGTGATCCGCTCGCGCAGGGCGGCGAGTTTTTCGGTCAGCCCGCCCAGCAGGCCGTCGATGACAAAGCCACCTAGGCTGCGGAAACCTTCGGGCACTGAAATGCCCAGCATATCCAGCGTGGAGATAAACGCGCTGTGTAGCAGCCCTAGCGGTGACCAATCAATCAGCAGCTTGGAAACGCCACTGATGCCATCGCCAAAGGCGTCATTAACCGTTGCCCAGACGCTACCCGCCGATTGGCGCACCCAGCCCATGGCGCTGCTCATACCGCTGGATAGGCCGCCGATCATCTTGCTACCCAGCTCACTAAGTGAGTCAGGTAGCTCGATGCCCAGCAGGCCTAACGCGGATGAAATGCCGCTATAGAGCAAACCCAGCGGTGACCAGTTGACCAGCAGGCGGGTAACGCCGCCGATGCCGTCGCCGAAGGCGTCTTTCACCTGCTGCCATAGGCCCAGGAAAAAGCCTTTGATGGGTTCCCAGTATTTGTAAATCACCAGGGCGGTGGCGGCGATGGCCAGGATGGCCCAGCCGATGGGGTTGGTGGCCAGAAATACCGCCGTGGCTTTGAGTGCGCCGAGTAGGCCAACCGTGAGTGCTTTGCCCACGGTAAACAGGGCGGCGCCCGCGGTTTTTAACACCGGGGCTAGCACGCCTGCCTGGATGCCCAGGGTGGACATGGCAAAGCGGGCGAACAGCAGCGGGGAGAGAATGCTGGCAAACGTCATGGTGACGGCGCCGCCGATGGTGGCCAGGGCGATCATGGCCGCCGCGACTTTGGCAATGGTGCCTGCCAGCTCGGGGTTTTCTTTGATCCAGTCGCCGACCGCGCGAGTAATTTTGGTGATGTTTTGCACCAGGTCGCGCATAGGGCCGTCGTTGGTGTCGGTGATACTGATGCCGACTTCTTCCCAGGCGCTGCGCAGGTTCTTTAAATCGCCGCCGATGTTGTCGGCCATCACTTCGGCCATACGGGCGTTTTCGCCCATGTTGTCGCCCAGGGCGTTGATGATCTCATCTAACTGGCCACCGCCCATGGCGTCGACCAGTTCCGCCATGCCGGAGCCCGCTTCCACGCCGAAGATATCCTGCATGATGGCTTTGCGTTCGACGTTGCCCAGGTCGGCGGTGGCCTGGCTGATATCACGTAAAATATCGGGCATGGCGCGCATGTTGCCGTTGGTGTCGGATATCTGGAGCCCGATGTTTTCAATCGCGGCCGCGCCCTTGGCGGCGGGGTTGGTGAGCCGGTTCATCATGGCGCGCATGGTGGTACCGGCCTGGCTGCCCTGAATGCCGATGTTGCCGAGAATGCCCGACATGGCGGCGGCTTGTTCCATGGTGAGCTTGAGGTCTTCGGCGCCGCCCAGGTACTTCATGGTTTCGCCGAGCATTTCCAGGTTAACGTTTGCGCGGCTGGCGGTGCCGGAGAGAATATCCCCGACGCGGGCCATGGCGCCTTCCGCTTCCATATCGACCTTGAACGCCCCGGCAATGTTGGAGGCGATATCCGCCGCGCGGGCCAGCTCGGTATTGTTGGCCAGCGATAGCGCGAGCACGTCTTTCATTGAGGCCTGAATGGCCCCGGCGCTCATACCTGCGCGCAGTAGAAACTCTTGGCCTGCACCGACTTCGGTTGCGCTGAAGGCGGTGGTTGACCCTAAGTCGCGGGATTGCTGGCGTAGTGCCTGGTAGCGTTCGTCGTCGGCATCGAAGCGGCCAACGGCCTGCAGGGTGCTCATCTGTTCCGCCCAGGCAACGCCAGGCGTTAACAGGCGAGAGGCGGCGTAGCCTTGGGCGATACCGGTGCCGAACATGCCCATGCCCACCCCTTGGGCGCGGGCGACGTTGGCCATGCCATTTTGGTAGCGGTCGCGGGCCTGGGTTAAGCGGCGTTGGCGGTCGGCAACTTCGGAAAGGTGGCGCTTTTGTTCCTGCAGCGTGGTGTTTAAGCGTTCCTCTTTGGTGCGCAGCTCCCGGGCGCTGCGCCCGAGGTTGTCGGTGCTGATGCCCGCTTCATCCAGCCGCGTTTTTAAGCCCCGCACCCGCTCGGTTTGTGTGGCGTGGTTTTGGGTAAGGCGCTTGATTTCTTCGCCCGCATGACGGGTTCGGTTGCGGTATTCCCGCATCGCGCGGGCGGAGCGGTCGAACTCGGTCTGCTGGCCGTGCAGGCGCACGCGGGCGCGTTCCAGCGAGGCGGATAGCTGGTCGCTGGGCTGCTTAGTTTTGAGTAGCTCGCGGGCGAGGCGGTCGTATTCTCGGCGGGCAACGGTCAGGCCGGATTTAATACCGGCGTGGGCTTCGCGCTGCTTATCGAGTGCCTGGGTGTACTGCTGGTTGCGCGTGCGGGCGTCGCGCATTGCGCGGGTGTTAGTGCGCAGGGCGGCGTTGGCTTTGCGGTAGCTGGTGAGGTCGCTTTGCTGCCGCTGCAGGTCTTTTAACTGGTCGCGGGTTTCGCGCATGGCTTGGGCGGTTTGCCCGGCGCTTTGGCGCATTCGCTTTAGGGGGCCGGTGACGCGATCTACCGCGTTCAACATGACTTGCAGGCGTAGATTACGCGACATCGGCTTTTTTCCTATTTGGTGCGTTTACCGTTTGGCTTGCTGCCTTCGTGGCGTTTGCGGGCGCGTTCGCGCCACTGCATGAGTTCTTCGAGTTCCATGTTGTCCATGGCGCTGGGTTCCCAGTGGAACACCATGGCGAGATCCGCCATGGCGTCTTCTACGAACTCGGGAAGGGCTCTTTTTTGAAGGGCTAGGCCTCGGTTTCCTTGAATTTCTTTGGGATCAAAAAACCGTTGAGCGCCGTGCCGAGCTGAATGAGGTCGACGATATCGAGCGTTTTCACCTCGGCTTCGGTGAGCGATGGCGTAGTGATGCGGGGCAACACTTTATGCAGGGCGGTAACTTCGAAGTTCATGATGTCGACCAAGCTGACGCCACGCATACCGCCGGACATGGGTTTACGCACGGTGATTTCTTTTACCGTGGTTTTGCCACGCTGCAGCGGGGTTTCCAGAGGCACTACTTCGGTCGGCACGCCTGGGGCGGTAGCGGTGGTTTGCTCTTCGTTTTTCTCAACTGCTTGGGTTTCGGTGCTTTGGTTTTCGGTCTTATCAATCATGGTCGTGTCCTATAAAAGAAAAGGGGTAGGGCCACCGGGGTGGCCGTAGGGTAGAGGTGCTTTACACACCCAGGGCGGCGCGGCGCTCTGCCAAGCGATCCTTGCCACGTACTTTGAAGATGAAACCGGGGACGTCGCGCTCGATGACCTCTTCGCCATCGACGATCAATTTGAAGTACGACAGGGTGGTGGTGACGCTGATCTGGTTGTTGTCGCCTTTGCTGGCGTCGCCCATGTTTATGGTCTTGTGGCGGCCGCGCATGACGATCTCGACCGGGATGATGTTGCCGTCTTCGTCGGATTCGTAAGAGCCGGTCATGCGCAGCATGGCGGCGTCGTGGATGGGGCTGCCGTAGCTGTCGTAGATATCGACAATCATGCCCCCGGCCGTCCACTCGAATTCCTGCAGTTCGTTGCCTTGATCCACTTCAATCGGGCCTTCCATACCGCCGCCTTCGTACTCGACCATGCGGCGGGCCAGCTCGGGCAGGGTGAGTTCGGGGATCTGGCCCTGCCAGTTGTTGCCATCGCCGAACAGGTTGAAGTCTTTAAGGATGTGGGGGAGTGCCATGGTCAGTTGCTCCTGTTAGGCGTTGATGCGGTCGGCAAAATCGACGAGGTATTGGTCGGTAATGCGCTGCTGCAGCATGAGGTTTTCCAGCGGGGGCACCGGCGTGTAGTCGTAGTCGATGTAGAGCTTGCCGCTTTTCAGCACTTCCTTGCTGTTCAGCTCGGGGTCAAACCAGGCTTCACCGCCCAGGATGTAGCCTTTGCGGGTGAGCTCGCGGAACTTGGCATTGATGCCTTCGATAATGTCGCGCACCAGGCTGGGGTGCATGGGCTTGTCCACTGCCCATAAATGCGCTTCCGCGATGGTGTCGGCCAGCACCTGGGCGGTGCGGGTGTAGGATTCAAACGCGAACAGCGGGTCTTCGGTGCAGGTGCGGGAGCCCCAGAAACGGAAGCCGCTTTTGTTGATCAGCGTGGTGACCTCGGCGGCGTTGAGGTAACCGGCATCGGTGGCGGGATCTTGGAGATCCCAGAACACATCGTGAGTAATGCCGGTGACGCTGTTCACTGGCATGTTGGAAAGGGTCTTGTGCCAGCCGATTTCGTTATCCAACCGGGCGCGGTGACCCAACGCCTTGGCAACGGCGGAGAGTGGGCGGCTTTCCTGGGCGTTAACGTCGAAGTTCTGGAAGTTGGGCCAGATCACCATGGCTTCCCGTTCGCCGAAGTTCTCCCGGTACATCACCGCTTCTTCTTTGGTCTCGCAGCCATGGGCGGCCACATAAGCGAAGGCACGCAGCTTGGTAGCCACGCTGATGAGGGCGGTGGCGACGTTTTCGTCATCCAGTTCTGGCACGCCGAGGATGCGCGGTTTCACGCCAAAGCGCTGTTCGGCGGCCAGCAGTGCTTGGATGCCGGTCTTTTGGCCGGTGGGTGTGACGCTGCCAATCACGTTGGCGGTGGTTTCGCCTTCGTCTTGGCCTTCTGCCACGCGCACCACCACGCACAGGGCGCGGGTTTCTTCCACAATGGCGCGTAGCGAACGGGCCAGGGTGCCGGTGGTACCGGCATCGCCAATGGCGCGGTAAATGTCGGTGACCAGCACCGGCGTATCGAGGGGGAAGCGTTCGGCGTCTGCCTCCGGGCCAGTGGCCACCAGCCCGATAACGGCGGTGGCCACGGTGCGGATGGGGCGAGTGCCTTCGTTGATTTCGACGACGCGGACGCCGTGATGGTAATCCTGGGCCATGCTTGTCTCCTGCGCAGGTTCAAGCGGGTACGGTTGAGGTGTGCTGCTATGGTGGGCAGGCTTCGCGCGGGAGGGTAGTGGCGGGCGTTGTGCCGATGACGCGAGACAGAAACCGGTAACGTGCAGGCAGTAAAAAGCCCGCCGGGTGGCGGGCTTGGGGTGGGTTAAGCAGTACCATCTTCCTCAGGGGGAGGTATTTCTCTAGCCACATCGTAAATTGGTGTGACTTCTTCAATTACTTTCTCGACACATAGACGTCCACCTAACCAATGCCCGCTTTCATCTATAATCGTAGATATGGCATCTACAGTTATTCCTGGCCGTGGAGCATCATCACGGACAAAATTTTCTTGTTCTCTTCCGTTACCTACTAGGTAACCATCATTGCCATGAGCATGCTCAATCATATCGCGTAACCCCTTTCCTTCAGTTAGCAAGTGCCGCGCTTGGGAGTAAGAGGGTTGGATTGCTGGAAATAAATGCTGCGCACGGCTTAATAAACGTAATAGGTTCCCCATAGTTACGGTGAAGTGATATGCAGCTAGATCCTGCTCATTCTTAAGCTGCCCATGCCGTTCTGAAGCTTCTTTGTTAATACCTATTGGTGAACTGAATATAGCTTTAAAAGTTGCGTCTGATTCTCGACTTATATCTAAATAGTTTGAGGCATCCCGCAGACATGCCCATAGCCAAAAGTTCAGCTGTTGATGATCAAACCACTTTGCATCTGCTGGGGTGGGGTTTGGAAATTTCTTAGCCATGAAATGCTCCTCATAGATCTACCCGATTTTTATAGGAATCTTACTTTTCTCACTTATGGATACTACATTTAGAGTTTGATGCGTAGCAATGCGAGCATATGTGGTATTTTTCATCCACAGGATATTTATTGCTTATGAAGATCGCTAAATAAGAAAGCCCGCCAGTTATTTTGGCGGGCTTTTTGATGGGTTATGTAGCTAATTGAGCAATGGGCAGTAGCGAGCCAGCCACGCGAAAACTAAACACGCTACCAGTGGCGCCATAACATCGAACACTGCGTCTTTTGTCCAGCCTCGCCATAGCCCTTCGTGCCAGCCGACCGGGAGCACTTCCCCCCACTGCCATTCACGGTTTTTCGCTAAGCGGTATTCGTTTTGGCTGATCTCTCTGCCAAGAAACAGTGTTACCGCAATCGCCCCGGCGATCCACATTCCCACGAAGGGCCATAGGGCTAACTGGATGAGCAGGGCGATTAGCGCATGCTCAAGCTGGGTTTTGTTCATAGCGAGCCTTCTGGTGGTCGGATCGCTTTAAGCTGCGCAATGGCTGCTTGCGCGGCCTGCTCAGCGGCTTCGATGGTTTCAGCGCTGCGAACGGCGGACTTACCACCTAGTCGAGCACTGCGAATAGTAGCCAGCGCTTGCTCCCACTGCTCGGCGGTGGCGACGATCTCGGTGGCAGAGGCTTCTGCTCCTACGCCAAACATTGCCATGTGGTCGCTGACACTCGACGGAATCGCCGCCTCATCCTTGCCGTTGGCCAACCACTCACTGGCTTCCTGCTTGGCCAGTTGATACTCCTGCTCGATATAGCTGCCGGTGCTAACGAAAGCGGCGCGGGCGCTGCCTGCGGCGGTGTCGATGCTTACGCCTAGCTGAATAATCGCAGCTTTAAGTAAGTTAGGCATGGGGATATCGGTTTCATTAGTGTCAACTGAAAACGCAACAGCGCTACTATCAAGTAAAACTTTATCAATAATCACTATCAGCACTCCTATTACTTAAAACAAATCAATATTCGCGAGAATGTTTCCGCCGCCCGTGTCAGCTGGAAGAGTTTCACCCCACGCCGACCAGCCGTCTAATACTGCGCTTTGGACGGAAAGCGTCATAACGGGATTTCTAGCCGTCCTTGAATTAACCAGAGGAATACTGGTGCCATTCACCCGATAGATCGTTGAAGCGCCGATAGACAGGCTGCGCGATGCGTAACCTGAGTGAATACCAGTAAAGGAAATGTCCTTTACATATACATCAGAGTTATATAAATAAACATCTCTCCCTTGATCGCCAAATATGAAATTTGATGAGAACTGATTGACGCTTCGGCCACCGACCCCCGTTTCTTCTGGAAAAACTTCGCAATGAACATCAACGCCACTAAAAACAACAGTTTGGAAATTGCCGTTAGAGTGCAGGCCGCGCAATCGGAACGAGTCTGCATCCTGAACCTCAGCGAACGGGTACATCTTCGCTTTTCCTAGCCCCATGTTATAAGTAGTAAAGCGCACGCGCGCGCATGATGAAGGGAAATCGGTTTCGAATATCTGACCACCCATTAATCGCACATCAACAACTGACAGGTTTAGGGATCGGTCTGACGCCTCTCTTATAGTTTTTAATGGCGCCGACTGCGTTCCTTCATTGTCATCATCCCCATATATCGAGTCGACATAAAAATCTTTATACGACTCACGTTTAATGGCATCTGGTATAGACGCAGTTGCTTGGTCAACTTTCTGATCAATCCCCGCCATCTTGCCAGCTACTTCACTGGTCAGGTTATTGGCCGCGCTAACCAGCGCGGTGATTTGGCTTTCTAGGCTCATGTGGCCTCCTGTTCGTTGGTGGTGCTGCTTTGAATAGTGGCGGCGCCCTGGGTGAAGGCGTCGGTTAAGGCGGTGAGGGCTTCGCCGAACTGGGTTTCCAGCCCGGTTACTTGGGTTTTGGTGGCCTTCTTGGCCAGCTCTTCAGTGATGGTGGTGGCGAAGTTGGGGTTATTGCCCAGGGCTTCGGCGAGCTCGGCGAGGGTGTCCAGGGTTTCCGGTGCGCTACCGGCCAGGGCACTGAAGCGCTGGTCGATCTGCTCGATGGTGGGCACGTCGGCCTTATTCGCCTTATTGCGCAGCTTGCCGTCGATCACCCCTAGGGTGTGGGTGACGGCTTGGCGCAGGGCGATGAGGTTTTCATCAAAGCTCATTTTGTGGCGTCCTCCTGGGCGGCGATCATGCCGCCGTGATAGCTAATGGCGTCGGTGAGCGCGGCCATCATGCTGTCGATTCGATGAGTGGCTTTGCTGGCCTCTGCGACTTGGGCAAGGGTTTCAGGCGATAGCGTGCCGGGCGGGCCTTGGGTGCCGTGGCTAATCACTTGGGAACGCTGCGGTGCGGGCAGGTGAACAGTGACCGAGCGCGCGGGCATGGTGATGGTTAAGCGGGTAGCGTTAGCCATGGATCACCCCCGGGGTTAGCTGAAAGTGGCCGCGTAGCAGGCTGAATACGTCGCCGTTTGGGAAGGTGACGCGCAGCTCATAACGGGCACCTGACCATTCAGGTGATACGGCGCCCGCTGTTTGCTCGGGGCGGATATGTACGCTGATGCCGCCTTCGCTGGGAGCCAGCTCGATGCCGTTACCTGTTTCGCAAGTGAGCAACGCCGTGCCTTGGGTCGTGGCCACCACGAACGTGGCTTCGCAGCCGGTGAGATCCACCGGGGTGGCTGCCTGGTCTTCACTGGCCCATGCTGCGCTGAACCGGTACGTTGTACCGGCCACTAGGCTGATCGTGGGGGCCTGAGTACTCATGTGCGTTTCTCTAACTCATGCACGCGATAAAGCAGATTGACCTGGCGCGCCATGTTCCCAACGATGGCCGCCGCGTTGGCGGTGTACTGCTCGCCCCATGCCGCCAGCGAGAGGTTCGCGCCGGTGCCTTCCACGGTGACGGATTCGGCGGGCAGGGCGTCCAGGCGCAGGTCGAACGCCAGCAGCAGCGGTACCGCATTGGAGATGTAGGCTAGCGGCTGGGAATCAGACCAGACGGCGAGCAGGGTGCCGTCTTCCAGAAAGAACCCCACTTCATGCACCCAGAATTCGGGGCCATCGCCATCCACTACGCTGGTGAGGTGGATTTGGTGGGGGCTGACGCGTTGGCCATCGGCGATGCTGACGCGCCTGCGTTCGTTGACCAGCGTGAATTCGTTTTTGCTGGGATTGCGGGCGTTGTCACCGATGGCGATATGCGTAATCCGCGCGGCTAGGCCATCGTTCTCGGCATTGAATACGGCGGCGAGGCCCGCCGTGGTAATAACGGGTACGAGCGCTGTCATGTGGTGCTCTCCATGGTGTGATGAGTAATGGCAAATCCGCGGCAGGCACTGGCGACTAACAGCGAAGCCGCCGGGAGCTTGGCTTGGGCGACAGAGTCGGGCAGATTGGTATCGGGTGCGTTGGCCATGAGCCGACGAGTGACGGCTAGCCCGCGATAGGCACCGGCGACTAACAGCGAAGCCGCCGGGAGGTTGGCTTGGGCCACAGAATCAGGCAGGTCGGTATCAGGTGCGTTGGCCATAAGCCGACGAGTGACGGCCAGCCCGCGATAGGCGCTGATAATGGCGAGCCATGCCGGTGAAAGCGTGGCGTCAGCCGTTACCTGTGCCGCGCGGCGAGTCAGTGCACCGGCCTCATGCGTTGCCGTAACGGCTATTTCGGCGGCGATCTCAAGTGGCGGTTGGGTCGGACGGGCATCGTTGCGGGCTAAACCGGCGGCACTTTGGGCGCTGGCCACGCCAATGCGGCTGGGGCCGAAGTCAGCGGAAAGATCGAACATATAGTGGCTGCGCAGGTTCTTGGCGCTTTGAATGGCGTGGTGAATCTGCTGGTAAAACGTGTTGCTGAGCTGGTCGGCTACCTCGCGGTTGTCATTCAGGTGCAGCCGCGCGCGGAAGGTGCCTGGCTTGGTAGTCGGTTGCTGTTCGAACCACTCGGTAAGCGTGACGGTGATGCCCATGGCGGCCAGGGCTTTTTCCACCGCTAAGCGAGTGCCTTTGATGCGGTGGACAGCAAAGCTATCAGCGATAACGCGGCGCTTGGTGGCCTCGGGCCAATCGGCTTCCCATACGTCGACTGAAAACGCCCAGGCGAGGAACGGCAGCAGTTCCGCCGGGCAGGTGGCCGGGTTCCACAGGGTGCGCAGCGGTACCGGCAGGGCCAGCGGGTGCGAGGCGGCAACGCGGGCTTCCAGAGAGCTACGGTTAGGCGGTAACAGATGCATCATGGTAGCCGCTCCGTTGCGATATGAATCGCAGTGCAGCGGGGGGCTTGGTGGGGTTGGCTGCGTAGATCCTGCCAGTTATGTAGGGTGACGTTTTCCACGCCTTGCACGGTGAGCGCGGCGCTGATGCCGGAGCGGGTCACCCAGGTGCCGAGCTTGTAGCGGGCGTCGGTGTAGGTATTTAGCTCCCGGCGGGCTTCCTCGACCACCAGCTCCGCATCGGGGCCGGGGCGCAGGGTCAGCGTGGCGTTGATGGTGTAATCGACCCGGTCGGCGGGCTGCAGGGTGAGCCGGTCGGTCAGCGGCCGGAAGGGTTCCAGGTAGGCGCGCACGGTATCGAGCAACGCAGGTGTGGCGATGCCGTCGTTTTTGCGGGATAGCACGGTGAGCACCACATCGACTGGTTCGGGGCTTTCCACCGCGACATCGCGTACATCGGGATGCGCGGCAGCGGCGTGGAACTGGTATGCGCCCACCGGCCCGGCCACGGATAGCCCTTCGAACGCTAATTGGATGCGGGCGCGAAAGTCCCGGTCGTGTTCATAGGTGGGCGGTACCGGTGGCACGGCGTCTGGGTCGCCGGGGTCGAGCATCAAGCGGGTGACTTGGAAATTAGCACCTAGCTGATCGAGATCTCCATCGGCGGCATAGGCAAGCATCACGGCGCGGGCGGCGTCATTGATGCGTTCGCGCAGCAGCAGTTCACGGTAAGCGTTTTCCTGCAGCAGCTTGGTAAGCGGCTCGCTTTCAAGGGCAAGGGTATCGGCCAGGGCTTCCCGTTCATCGCTGGGGGTAAGTTCAATCAGGCGCGCTTTGCGCTCACTAAGTAGCGCTTCAAAATCCAGCGGCTCGATCACATCCGGCGGGGTGATCTGGGAGAGGTCGATGGGCGTGCTCATGTAAACGGCACCTCAACGTGAAAGCGCTGGCCATCGTGGGTTTGGGCGTCGATCTCCAGCATGGCGCGGCCATGCTGGCTGGCATCCACTTGGCGGTTAACGCGCAGCACGCGCACTCTTGGCTCCCAACGGGTAATGGCCATCACGCTGGCGGCGTAGGCTTGTAATAGCGTGGTGTCATTTAACGGCTGGTCGATCAGTTCCGGCAGCAGCGAGCCGTACTCCCGACGCATCACGCGGGTGCCGATGGGCGTGGTGAGAATGTCGCGAATGCTTTGCTGGATATGGGCCAGCCCGCTCACCAAGTGGCCGTTGGATGTGCGCATGCCTGCCATGGTTAGCCTCCAACAAAAACGTTATTGGAGCCGGTGGCCACCAGCGAACCGCAGGCGACCGGGTCACCCACGCGGCCTTTGGGACGGCCGTTGACGAAGACCGTTTTGGAGCCCGCTGCTAACACGGATCCATGGGAGCAGTGACGCGCCCAGGCATCGGCCACGCGGTGGCTGGGAATGCGGTTCACAAACACATTGGGCGAGCCTGATACCGACGGCCGTGGTGAGCATGAGCCGTGGCCAGTACATATATCGCCTAGACGGGTAGCAGCGGGCATGGTGTTCTCCTATAGCGGCGTGGGGGCCGCCATTTCCTGGCGCACGTTGTCGAGCTGGTCTGACTGTTTGAGCGCGTTGATCATGGCGGCGCGGCTTAGGCCGCCGTCGCCTTTCGTGATGGGGCGCGTGAAAATGCCCAGCTGCTCTTGGCTGGCCCGTTGCCGGAGGTGCTCAATGGCTTGGGCGATGGCGTGTTGGCTGGTGGCCAGCGAATCGCTGTTGGCTTGCTCACCGGCATACAGCGCCTCACGAATCAGCGTGAGTTCGTCTCGGATCTGCTCGCCGACGGCGATCATTTGCGCGAAGTCGTCGGTGTAGTCGATAGCGTTTTCATCGCTGGTTTTAACGCCCATGTGATTGCTCCCTGGCTTTTACAGGCTTAGTTTTCATAAATGTTGCGGCCCTTGAGGTGCATATCGCCGCTGGCGGTAATACGGATCTCGCCGGTGGCGTTGATGGTGATGTCGCCAGGAATGTCGACCTTCAAGTGATGCTCAACGTGGTTGTAGTCGATCACCGCGCCGTCAGGCATCACCGCGTGGAAGTGATCGCCGTTATCGCTGGGGGCGGGGTGCAGGTCACGAAACAAGCCGGTCAGTACCACGGCGCCACCTAGATCCCCACCGGGGGAAATAACGATGACCTGCTCGTCGACCGTTGGCGGGCACCAAGTGCGTGTGGTGCCTGCGCGGCTTTCGATCCAGCGCAACCAGCCGGTTTTCATATCGCCAATGTCTACCCGCACGCGCGGCGGTTTCGGCGGGTCAGCATCCGGGTTGCCGTGATCGACTTCGGCGATGGTGCCAAAGCGGATCAGGTTATGTATTAGGCGGAGTAGTTCGGCGGCGTTAGTCATGCCGCTAATGGTGGTGGCGTTACGCGCGGATGGGTAGCGGCGGGCGTTGTGCCAACTAGCCAGGACAAGTGACGCTTAGCGGCCGGGTGGTGAAAGGTGATTGAGCACGCTGTCGGCGATGCGTTCGCTGTCGGCCGGTGTAATCCCCACCAGCTCCCGGCGGGCGTATTGGTGTTGCGGGCCGCCTTTCTCTACTCGGTCACGCAGGCCGTAGTGGTGTACGCGGGCGATGCGGTTGATGCGGCCCATAAACCCCACGGCGGCTTCGTCAGCGTTGGTTTTGATCTTGAGGTATTTAGCGGTGCGCAGCTTGGTGAACATCGCTTTGCGGCGGATGGCTCCGCTGCGGCCGCGTAGTTGGGTGCGGGGTTCATAGGGCGTGCCGTCGGGGTTGGTTTGGGCTTTGATGCGGTTGCGGTTGGCGATGCGTAGATCCCGCGCGACTTCCCGAGCCAGCACGCGGCGCTCTTTGGGGCTTAGCTTTTCGATGAGCGGCGTTAGCCAGCTTTCCAGCTGTTGAAGGTCGTCGCTCATGCGCCGCCGCCTGGGCTTTGCCACTCGCTTTTGAGAACGTGCTCCGCATCGCTTGGCCCTTTGACGTATAGCTGCCAGCTTTTTGCCGGGCAGGCGTCAATGGGGTATTCCGGCATGCGGTGTTCTGAGTCTATGCGGCCGGTTTCACAGTTCACCTTGGCGACGACGCGCTCGGTTAGACGCACGGTAATGGCCAAGTCCCAGCTGGTGTTATTGAGAATCTCGGCTTCCAGCTGGACGGCTTCGTCGGGATCGAGATCCGGCTGGTAGCTGTTGAGCCACTGGAGCAATGGCACCATCACGGTATCGAGTGAGCCGCTGTAGTCGGTGATGACGATCTGGGCGTCGACCGTGTATTGGTGGCTTAGGTTGGTACCGCGCGCGAACTTGATCTTGCCGTCATTCACGAAGGTGTGGAGCTGCTCGGGGTTGCGCTTTAGCTCTGGGATAGAGGCGAGCAGGTGTTGGCGTAGGGACTGGAGTTTGATCATTGCGGTGCTTCGCTGTGGCAAAGGATGATGGCATCCACTTCGGCGGCGCACTGTGCCCAGGCGGCTTCGGTGCTTTCCAACTGCAGGTGCAGTTCGCCGTTGGTTTGCGGGTTACTCGCTGGCAGGCTGCAGGGGCTCGGCGTCGCGCAGCGATTGATAGTAATCACCGGCACCGGTGACGGCGGGGCGCTTGCGCAGGCGGGTAACAGCGCTAGGCAGGTGAGTGTTGGCCCAAGCGCGTAGCGTGGCGTTTTCACGTTGCAGTTCCTCTATGGTGGCCAGGCGGTTGGCGGCGGTTTGGCTAAGCGCCGCTTGCTGTTCATCCAGCGCACGGCGCTGGGCTTCCAGACGGCGGGCGTTCTCCCAAAGCGCATCAATAATCACCAGGCTTTTTTGCTCCCGGTCGTGGGATTCAGCCAGCTGCTGTTCTGCCAGTTCGGCGCGGGCATCGGCGGCGTTGCTGCGTTGCCAGAGCGCCCAGGTCACCAGCACCACCAGCAGTAGAATAGTCACGGCGGCGAGGAGGCGGGTCATTGTGCTGGCTCCTGTTCGATGCCTTTCAAGCACAGCTCGCGCTCCGTGGCGCGGCGTTTGACCAGGCCGTTTAGCTTTCTGCCACCGGCGTATACCCAGCGGCTTAGCTCGTGGCAGGCACCGCGTAGATCCCCGGCGTTGAGTTTGCGCAGCAGGGTGGAGCGGGCAAAGGCGCCTTCCCCCACGTTGTAAACGAACGAGGCCAGCGCGGCACGGGTGGGCGGCGATAGATCCACCTGGGCGCGGCGATCCACGGCCGAAAAGGCGTGGCCAAGATCCGCCTGCAGAAGCTGAGTGCAGCGTTCCTGGCTAAGCGTTTGCCCTATGCGCGCGGTGGCGGTGTGGCCATAGCAGATGGTGGCCACGCCGACCGGGTCGCGGTAGGCGGTGGGCTGGTAGCCTTCGTAATAGGAGACCACAGCGGTGGCGATGCTGAGCGCGCCGGCTGTCGCACCGATGGCAAGGCGGCGTTTAAGACTCACGGCGGCGCTCCTCTAGGTAGTTCCTGATGCGTTTTAAGTAGCGCGGCAATAGCAGGCCGATTTGCAGCGCGAGATAGAGCAGCGTGAGTACCGTGACCCAATCGGCGGGCGTCATGCCGCCCATATGCAGTAGGGAGACGATGGCCGGTGGGGCGGCTTTGACGCTCTCGGTGGTGATTTCATACGGGTGGCTCATGGTCGCTTAGTTCCAAAGCTGGATAGGCGGTTGGGTGGTGTCGCGTGCTTCCGGTGGCGGGGGCAGCGTGACCGGCGTGCCTTCGAGCAGTACTGGCCCTTGGTTGACCAGGTGCGGGTTTAGCTGCAGCGCCTGCTCGGTGATATCGGCGGTTTTGCCGTATACGCGGTAGAGCAGGGCGTCCAGCGTTTCACCCTGGTGGGCGTACACGGTGCGCTTCATATCAGCTCGACCGTGGTGTGGCTGCGGCCGACGAGCTCAGCGATGGCCCAGCGGGCATCTGCGCGGTAGTCATCGGCGGCCAGGTCTTTGGCTTCGCCGCGCTCGTCGCCTTTGGCGGTGGCGGAGGCGTCGCGGTAACGTTCGAGCAGATCCGCCTGGGCTTGGGCGTAAACGGCGCGCGTGTAAAGCAGTTGGATATCACCGGGGCTTTGCCAGGGTTCTGGCGGTATGGCATCGCAGGCCATGCGGCCGGCTTGTTGGTGGGCGTGCTGGTAGTTGGCCAACTGGCGGTTAACATCGGCCACGGCAGCGCGCAGGGATTGGCGTAAACGCGTCGGCGTGACGTTGTGCACGCGCTCCTCTTCGCGGAAGTCGTTGGGGTCGATATCCGGCCAGAAGCCGTTGTTGATGATGACTTCCAGTGTTGGGCTGGGTGGATTGGTGCTGTGGCCAAGCATAATGGCGACCTGTTGTTACCTACTGAGTTAAGAAGGGGGTGGGCGGCGTTTGAGCATGAGCGTTGCCGCTTTGCTCTCACGTCGCGCCCCCTGACGTCGGCGGTCGACTCGGTTGGCCGCTAGCCCGTAGGCTTTGCGGCAGCGTTCTGTTTAATTTCTCTGTCCAGGCGTTCCAGGTCTTTCTTCACGCCAATGCGGTCGTTGAGTGCCAGAGCGCGTTCCAGATTGGCCTGGGCGGCTTCCAGCTGGGCATTGGCGCGGTGGGCGTAACCCAGGGCTTTGTGAAGCTTGGCGCGAATCTGATCGTGCATATCCGCATCGCCGGTGAGCTGCTCGACTTCCTCCAACTGAGCGAGCAGCTCGGTGGTGTTGGTGTTGTCATCGTCCAGCAACTTGAGGGCCTGATCGGCGACTTCCTCGGCGATGATGGCAGCGGTGCCGCGCTCGAATTGATCCGGTGGGGTGAGGCCGTGCTTGGTGGCGTACTTGGCGATCGCGATGGCACCGGCGAGGTCACCAGCATCTATTCGCCAGAGCATGACGCGCATCAGTACGTCGTCCTGGGCGCCTTGCCCGGCTTCCAATACGCCGGCAACGTACTCGGCGTAGTTGGGCAGGATCTCGCGCTTAATCTCGATCTTGCGCTCGATGGATTGGGTAGCTTTGAGGCGGCGGTAGTCTTCAAACAGCGCGGCTTGCATGAGTTCGAAGGCTTCGCCCTGCATGGGCGCTTCGCCCGCGTCAGCGGCTGCCTGAGCAGCGCTGACGCGTTCAAAGTGGCGGCGGGCAGGACTGGTCATGACTTCTCCTTGATACCGTTTCGAGCGGCTTCAGAGAGCTCGATGTTTTCCACCAGGCAGCCCGCGCCAAACTCTTCCACCACATAGGCGTCGTTGGAAGATTCGTAGTTCTCTACGCGGTTGCGCTTGGGGTTTTCGGTGACGAACCGGCGGCGGGCACCGTTCTGCCAGTAGACCGAGAGGTTATCCAGGGTGGTGACCATCAGCGCGTTATCGGGGAAGAAGGGCACATCCATGCCTTGCAGCCCGCCGATGCGCTTCTGGCTGATGACCAGGTCGGCAGCGAGTTGCTCGCTGGGCGGTAGCTGGTTGAGCAAAGGGAAGTATTTATCGGCCATGAGATTGCGGCCAAGGATCACCACCAGCCCCGGCAGGCGGCGGAACCAGGGAGCGATCAGGCTACTGATGACGTCATACACCAGTGCGTCCAGCGTGGCGTAATCCCCTTTGAGTACCGTTTCGTCAGCAGCATTTTTCTCGGTCGTCGGGTCGATGAGAATTTTGCCGTTGGTTTTACCGTCTTTCATTACGCGCTGAGGAGAGAAGGTGCGGTACTGCTGCAGCCAGCCGATGTTGACGTCTTGCAGGTAGGGGTTGGCGATCGGGTCGGTTTGGGTGGCGGCGGAGGTGCCGTTGAAGCCGATCATCATGCGATCCAGCGCCTGTTGGCGAACGATGACATCGCGCACCATGGCCTGAAAGTTGGGAAACTTGGCCCAGGCATCCAGCTTGGCGTAGCCCAGGTGGGTGTCGAATTCAGTCATTCGGCATTCGTAGCCTTGGGCATCCAGCGTGGTGAGGTCGCGGGTTTTACGATCCTGGTTGTTGACGTTGGTGCGGGCGGCGATGGGGCCGGTGACACCGAGGGCGAGTTTTTCGCCTTTCAGTTCATCAACGCCGACGATGTTGATGCGCGAGAGGAAGTCGCTGGACTCTTGGATGCGCTTCTCTAGCCGCTGCTGGATGGTAGGGTCGACGGCGAATTTCTGGGTGGCGTCCGGGACGCCGTTAAGCTTCGCCACCTGGGCGGAGAAGTTGTTGAAGTGCGTGCGGGTATCGTTGCGCATGGGCGTGGGCGTCTCTTAGCAGTCGGTTTCGATGGTGCCGTCGTTGCCGGTGGCAGGCGTGCGCGACGGGCGGCTGGGGGTGTTGTCGAGCTGGGAGTAGAGCGCGTCGAACTCTTCTTTCAGTGTGTCGTGGGCGCTTTTGAGTTCATTGAAGGCGGCCTGGGTGGGACGCTTTTTAAGCGCTTCGCTGAGTGCCTGGTGTTTTTCCACGAACAGGCCGAGGGTCTCTTCCAGGTCGGCGCGGAAGGCAGCGAAGCCGGCTTCCGTTTTGGCGTCCTGCTTTTTGAACAGCGCTTTGACGCGCTCGGCCAGTGATGGGCCTTTCTCTTCCTGTTCTTCTTCCTCGCTGAATGAGAGCTCGGTTTCGATAGCTTCAGAGAAGAGGTTTTCCGGACGCTGCTTGCGGGCGGCCAGCGGGGAGTTCTTACCTTCCGACGCGCTGAACTTGAGCATGGAAGTGCCCAGCGAGGCGGGGGAGTCGGTGACGGCCAAGCCGACCAGGTACGCCTCGCCGGAGTCGGCAAAGTCGAGGTCGATCTCCATGGAGGTGTAGATCTTCTGGCGTTTTTCGACCATGGCCTTGAGCTCATCGGTCGGATCGATCTCGGCGTATAGGCCGAGCTTGCCGTCGTCGTCCGCTTCGGTTTTGAGCGCGGTCACGTCGCCGTAGGCTTTGAAGGGGCCTTCCGGCAGCAGGCCTTTGATGTGTTCCATATTGACCCGGCAGCCGTAGTTGTCGGGGTCGAAGTTGGCGGCCATTTGGGTGAGCCATTCGGCGCTGATGGTGCGGCCATCGGTGGTTGCGCCTTCTTTTGCAATGCGGTGCCAGGGCATGGGCGGGCCTCTGTTGGTGTGTTGGGCTGTAGCTGCCGTCAGGTTCCGCGTGTCGCGCGTTTGACTCAACGCTTGGGCGTTGTGCCAGTGAGGCAAGACAAGGTGGGGTAGGCGTCGGGTTGTCATGCGGCAGGTACGCTGGCGTCATGACACCGCTAGCCCATATCGACGAAGACCATCACCGCCTCTCTGCACGCCATCTCTATTGGATGGGATGGCGGATTGCGCGCATTGCCGAGTTCCTGGATATCCCCCGGGCGACGATTGATTCGTGGAAGAAACGCGATGGCTGGGAAGAGGCGACGCCGACCCAGCGGGTAGAGGGGGCGCTGGAAGCGCGCCTGGTGCAGTTGATTTGGAAAGAGCAAAAAACGGGGAATGAGTTTAAGGAGATCGACCTGCTGGGCCGCCAGATCGAGCGGTTAGCGCGGGTGCATAAGTATCAGGGTAGCGGGAAGGAGAGCGACCTTAACCCCAATATCGAACGCCGTAATGCGGGGCCGAAGAAGAAGCCCGCCCGCAACGATGTGGGTGATGAAGGGGTGATTCAGATTGTCGAGGCGTTCGAGGCCTCGCTGCTCGACTATCAACGCGATTGGTACCGGGCGAAAGAAACCGAAGCCATCCGCAATATTCTGAAAAGTCGCCAGATAGGGGCGACCTGGTACTTCGCTCGAGAAGCGATCGCTGACGCCCTGGAGACGGGGCGCAACAAGATATTCATGTCAGCGAGCAAAGCGCAGGCGCATATCTTCAGAAATTACATCGTGCGCTTTGTTTTCGAAACGACCGGCGTTGAGCTGAAGGGCGATCCCATCATTCTCGCCAACGGCGCCGAACTGCACTTTTTGGGCACCAACGCCAAAACAGCGCAGGGCTACCACGGCGACACCTACCTGGACGAATACTTCTGGATTCACGGCTTCGAACAATTTCAGCAGGTGACGTCCGGGATGGCGATGCAGAAGCAGTGGAGAGAGACTTACTTTTCCACGCCATCATCGGTCACCCACGAAGCCTATCCGTTCTGGACGGGCAGCCACTTCAACGTGGGTCGCCCTAAAGCTGACTATATCAAAATAGACGTGTCCCACGGTGCCTTGTCGGGTGGTCGACGCTGTGAAGATGATCATTGGCGGCAGATCGTGACGGTCGAAGATGCTGTGGCGCGCGGTGGTGACATCCTTCTCGATATTGACAAGCTTCGTCGCAAATATAGCCCCGACGCCTTCAAGAACCTACTGATGTGCGAGTTTGTGGATGACACGCAAAGTGCCTTCCCGCTAGCGATGATGCAGCGCTGCATGGTGGATAGCTGGGATGCCTGGCGGGATCTGAAACCCTTCGCGCCGCGACCCTATGGCGAGCATCCGGTGTGGATCGGCTACGACCCGGCCGGTGATGGTGAAGATGGTGATGGTGCGGGCCTGGTAGTGGTAGCACCGCCGAAAACCGCCGACAGCAAGCACCGTATTCTTGAACGCCACCGTCTTAAGGGCCGCGACTATGAGGCCCAGTCAGAGTTTATTCGCAGCGTGACCCACCGCTATAACGTGACCTTTATCGGCGTTGATACATCGGGCCTAGGTGAAGCTGTGGCCCAGCTGGTGGCGAAGTTCTTCCCCACCGTGACCCGCTACCGCTATACCCCAGAAATGAAGTCCCGCTTGGTCATGCAGGCGCAGCAGATCATCAACAAAGGTCGGCTGGAGTTTGATGCGGGCTGGGTGGATCTCGCCCAGTCGTTTATGGCGATTCGCCGGGAGATGACTGCCTCCGGACGCCATATGACCTACACCGCCGGGCGCAATAACCAGACCGGTCACGCTGACCTGGCGTGGGCGACCATGCACGCCTTACACAATGAGCCACTCGATGGCCCGGTCGATCACGGCACGGGCCGTTCCCTAATGGAGATGTACGGATGAGCGAAGCGGCAGATAAGCCGCGGGTACGCGTGCCCGCTTACGATGTGAATGAAGCGGGAGCGACAGCAGCGCCTGCTAAGGCGGAGGCGTTCACCTTTGGCGAGCCGACGCCGGTGATCGATGGCTATGACTTTTTCTATACCGGCTGCTGGATGCTGGGCAATGAGTGGTACGAGCCGCCGGTGGATTTTCCAGCGCTGGCCCAGACCTACCGGGCCACGGCGCACCATGGCTCGGCGATTCAGGTGAAGCGCAATATCCTAGTGCGTTCTTTCGTTCCCCACCCGCTGCTCAGTCGCCAGGCGTTTAGTGCGCTGGCCACCGATTACCTGGTGTTTGGCAACTGCTACCTGGAGAAGATCTATGGACGCTTGGCCAGGCTGCTGGCATTGAAGCCAGCGCGGGCTAAATACGTGCGCCGCGGAGCGGATCTTAGCCGCTACTTCTGGGTGCCCAACTGGTCGGATCGCAGCGAATTTGATGAGGGCAGCATCATCCACCTGCTGGAACCAGATATAAACCAGGAGGTGTATGGCGTGCCGGATTACCTGGGCGCGCTGCAGTCAATCTACCTCAACGAAAACGCCACGCTGTTCCGGCGCAAGTATTACCTAAATGGCTCCCACGCAGGCTTTGTGATGTACGTCTCAGATCCGGCCCACGATATGACCGACATCGATGCTATGCGTACAGCACTGAAGGAGTCGAAGGGCGTGGGCAACTTCCGCAACCTTTTCCTCTATAGCCCCAACGGCAAAAAAGACGGCATCCAGATCATCCCGATCAGCGAGGTGGCCGCCAAGGATGACTTCGAAGCGATCAAGAACATCACCCGCGACGACCAGCTCGCCGGCCACCGCATCCCTCCGCAATTGATGGGCATAATCCCCAACAACACTGGCGGCTTCGGCGATGTAGAGAAAGCCGCCAAGGTGTTTGTTACCAACGAGCTTGAACCAGTGCAGGCAGTGTTTAGTGAGATTAACGACCTGCTGGGGGAGGAGGTGATTCGGTTTAAGGAGTATTCGCTAGACCCATAAATAAAAAAGCGCCTGGCATGACCAGGCGCACATCGCTCGTTTCATCCATGAAAACAGTGGGAGCGTCCCGGCCCCGCAAGCGATACCGACTACTGTATATCAATACTGTATATATGAACAGGTATCATGGATGATGAATCGACCGATATTGCCCTGGATGGGCGGCAAGCGACGCTTGGCCAAACAAATCTTACCGCTATTCAAACCGCACACTGCCTACGTGGAGCCTTTCTGCGGCGGCGCAGCGCTCTTCTTTATGAAAGCACCTAGCAAGGTGGAAGTGATCAACGACGCCCATGGAGAGTTGGTTAACCTCTATCGCGTTGTTAAACACCACCCGGATGAGTTGGTGAAGCAGTTCCGCTGGGGATTAATCAGCAGGGAAGAGTACCTCACTCAAAAAGAGATCGACCCACGCCACCTCACGGATATCCAACGGGCGGCGCGTTTCTTCTACATGCAGAAGCTGGCGTTCGGCGGCAAGGTCAGCGGCCAGACGTTTGGCACCTCTGCGGTTTCCCCACCACGAATGAACCTGCTGCGCATTGAGGAAGATCTCAGCGCAGCACACCTGCGCCTGGCTCGTACAGTGGTGGAACACCTCGACTGGGCAGAGTGCATCAAACGCTACGATCGGGAAGGCACGCTGTTCTATCTCGACCCGCCGTACTGGGGAACAGCCGGCTACGGCTGTGACTTCCCGCTCGAGGAATACTACCGCATGGGCGAGCTAGCCAGAACAGGGCAGGGGCAATTCGTGATCAGCGTCAACGACACGCCAGAGATGCGCGATGCCTTCAAAGGCCTAAGCATTCAAACTACTGAAATTCGTTACACGGTAGGAAAGCAGGCAACCGAGCCACGCGGCGAGTTGATCATCGGCAATCGCTAGGCTTATAGCCTAAACCAACAAGCCGCCCCAATGAGGGCGGCTATCTCTTATCCCTTGGTTTTGTGAGGGTCTGAGCTACGTGGGTAGGTTCGCTCCTCCTGAAATTTTCCATCTTCTTTGTGGATTTTAACGGAGCCTTCTCTGCCATCCATATAGCCCTTCATGTGCTCCATAGCATCAGCTTTGGTGCCAGACCTTTTGATGGCACGCTCGCTGCCTTCCTTCTGTAACTTCCAGTCGTCGCCATCTTTTGTGAGGTGATAGTTATCCACGAATCCCCCTTCTTGTTGAGTCTTACACTTAACACCCTAGACCATAAAAACCAGCCGTGCTCACCCGCGGCGCGCCGTCGACTCCCCGCCCCGCCTGCGCGCTAAACCTGTGTGTTTTTATGCACCCATGCACTAGCTACCAAGCCGTGCAGGTGCTGGGCTTTATGGCCCTTTTACAGGGGTGCTTTCTCATGCGGAATCTTGCGAATTTAATGGAGTCACCCCAAGCAAGGAGGCCACGGGGGTAACTTCTCAGAAAGCATGGGGTTCTCGGAAAAAGGTAATCTGGGTAATTTGGCTGTTTTTCGCCTATAAGCTTTTGTTTTTATTTGTTTTTAAGGTTACCTCTAAAAGGTAATAAAAGGTGATCTAAAAGGTAATCTTTGAGTAAGTTGCTGAAAATATTAG